CGACGCCAACGGCGACCGCACGGAGTCGTGGGCGAGCGTTCACCAGTGCTGGGCCAGTATCGAAACCGGCAACGGGCGCGAGTTCTTCGCCGCCCGGCAGGTCATGGCCGATCTGACCCATACTATCCGGCTGCGGTTTGTCACGGGTTTGACGCCAGCCATGCGGGTCCGATACACCGACCAGAAGACGCAGGCCACGCGCTACTTCGACATCAAGTCAATCCTGAATCCCGATGAGCGGGACGAGATGCTGACCATGCAGGCTGTCGAGGTGCTGATATGAAAGGCATCAAGGTCGAAGGCATGGACCATCTCGCCGGCCAACTCAAGCGCGTCATGGCAACGGCGCAAGGCCAAGAGCTACAGGCCGCACTGCTGGCAGCCGCCGAGGAGATCCGCGCAGAGGCTACGCGCCGTGCTCCGATTGCCCCGTATCCGACGCGGCAGAACGGCAGGGAGATCGCGCCGGGCGGACTTCGTGCATCGCTGAAAGCGGCAGCTGGCCGCAAGTACAAAACCTTTCTGCAGGCGTTTACTTTCACGCTGGCGAAGCTGGCGCCTCACGCGCATCTCGTACATTTTGGCACCAAGCCGCATGCCATCGTCCCCGGACAAGGAAAGAGCAAGAAGATGAAGATCGCGGGCCGCGCCTTCGCATGGCTCTCCCGCGTTGGCGATCAAGTCCGCACAAAGGTCTTCCACCCCGGCAGCCGCCCGAATCCGTTTCTCGCCGACGCTGTGAAAGCCAAGCGCCGCTCCATTAAAAAGCTGCTTGAAACCCGCGTAAAGGCCGCGTTCGACGCATTGGGGCGTGCCGCGTGAGGATCTATCAGGCACTCTACCGCTACACGCAGGCCGAGCCAACCATCTCGTCGGTCGTCGGCAATCGAGTCTACGACATCCACGCCGAGCAGGCCCGCGCAACGAGGTATCCGGCGCTGGTCATCGAGGCCATCGACGATATCCCGTTCCATTCGATCGGCGCAGCGCCGACGGCCACGCGGCGCCCGGTAAACATCTATTGCATGGCGACCGGCAACAGCAAAGCCGCCGAGGATCTTGGCGACACGGTCTACAACGCCGTGATTAATCAGCAGGCCGCCATCACTGCGGCGAGCGGGCTGACGGTGAGAAGCACGCATCTGAACGGGCGACGGATCGAGTACGAGGAAACGCTCGAAACCAACGAAAAACTTTACGCAGTGATCTTAGAGTTCGACTTCATTCACGATTACGACTAGGAGGCAGCACAATGGCAGTTCTCGCAGGAAACGCTGGCAGTTTTAAAATCAGCACTAATACGGTGGCCGAGTTAGATACTTGGACGCTGGACGTATCGACGGGCCTCGAGGAGACCCAGTCCTTCGGCGACACCTGGAAGGAGCGAACCGCTACCATCAAGGAATGGAGCGGGACCGCAAGCGGCCGCTTCGATGACACCGACACGAATGGCCACGTCGCGCTGAACACGGCGTTCCTGGGCGGCACGACCGTCTCGGCGCGATTCTACATCGACGCCACGAACTACTACAGCGGCACGGCTTTCGTGCAGGCCGCGCTGAATGCCAGTGAAAACGGCCTGGTCACGGTCAGCTACACCTTCACCGGCAGCGGCGCACTCAGCTACACCTAAGGAGCGACCATGGCAGTTCTCGCGGGCCGCAACGCAGATATCTACCTCGCCACCGGCAGCGGCACGGCTATGACCGGCGAAGCCACGACCAGCCTGGGCGGCAACGTGTACCAGATCACGGACGCCGCCCGCAGGGCTATTAACCCCAACGCATCGCTTACTGTTCTTGATGGAGCCACGCCGATTCCGTCGAGCCGGTACCAAGTAGCCTACGGCAGCGGCAAGATCTATTTGCAGGCCGCGCCGGCGGGCACGGTGACGGTCACCGGCGAGTTCTTGACGCTATCCAAGGTCGCGCAGGCGACGGACTGGACGCTTGACGTGCAGCCGGTACTTGAAGAAGTGCAGGTGTTTGGCGACTCTTGGAAGTCCAGGGCTCGCGTTGGCGGCGATGCGACCTGCACGTTCGCGCGCTTCTACAACGACAATTACTTTCACACGAACGCCACGAGCTACTACGTCATCAACTGCTACGCCGATTACGCCGGCGGCGTGCGCTGGATGTTTGGCGCGATGCAAAATAGCATGAGCGTAAACACTGGCGAAAATGAGACGATCAAAGAGAACGTCACCTTTTCCGTGCATGGCGTGCTCGACTACCTAAACTCATGAAACTAGCAGATAAAATCCTGGCTGTCTCACTGAAGCAAGAAACGCTGGACGTGCCCGAGTGGGATGCAAAAATCGGCATCCGCGAAATGACAGTCGAGCAGCGCTTGAAATTCGGGGAAGATGCGAAAAAGTGGCCAGCGGTCGCCATGGCGCGATTGGTGATTGCTTCGACGTTTGACCCGGCGACCGGCAAGCCGATCTTCGAAGCGGCGCATCACGACGCCATTGTCAATATGCCTGGCGCCGTGATCGACCGCGTCGTAACCGAAATCTGCCGCATCTCGGGCCTTGGCGCGGAACCGGCAGAAGCAGCGGAAAAAAACTAACGGGCGAGCGGCGATTTGCCTTCGCCCTCGCCGAGTTACTACACATGCCAGTTGGGCGGCTGCTACAGGAGATGAGCAGCAGCGAGTTCACCGAGTGGGCCGCCTATCTGGAGTTAAAGCACAAAGAGTCCGAGAAGGCCGCAAGGCAAAGGAAGCGCTAAATGCCCGTACTCTCAAACCTCATCGTCCGCATCGGCGCTTCGACGGACGATTTCGACAAGAAAATCAACGCCAGCCTCGGCAAGATTAAACGCTTCGGAGCGACCATCAGCGAGGCCGGCCAGGCGCTCTCCATCGGCTTTTCCGCGCCGGTCGTAGCCGCGGGCGCTGCGGCGCTCAACGCGGCGATGCAGATGGAGTCGCTAGAGAAAGGGCTCGCCGCAACGATGAGATCCACGACGGCGGCAGCGACTGAACTAGAGAAGCTGAAGGAAGTCTCAAAGCTGCCGGGCCTTGGTTTGAAAGAGGCTGTACAGGGCTCCATCCGCCTGCAGACCCTCGGGAGCACCGCCGACGAATCCCGGCGCATCATGCGCGAACTGGGCAACGCTTTGGCGGTCGTGGGCGGCGGGAAAGAGGACTTCTCGGAGGTTATCCGCCAGTTGTCACAAATGGCGGCGGTGGGCAAGGTGACCAAGGAAAACCTTGATCCTATAGTCGAGCGCATCCCGCAAATTGCCGCCATAATCAAGGACAAATTCGGCGCAGCGGCGCTGGGCGACCCGGCCAAGACGTTTGAGAAGATGGGCATTTCGGCGCAACAGTTCATTAGCGTTGTGGTGTCGGAATTGGAGAAGGGCGGACGGGCTGGTGGAGACCTGAAGACCAGCATGGAGAATCTGCGGGAGAGCGCAGAGCAAACGGCGGCAGCGTTTGGAAAGTCGCTGATCCCCATCGGAAAGCGGCTGGTCGATGAGTTTTTTAACCCGGCCATCACGCAGGCGCAAAAACTGGCCGAGGAGTTCTCAAAACTATCACCCGAGACGCAAAACACCGCGATCAAATTTGGCGCGTTGGCCGTTGCGCTTCCGCCGGTTGCGTTTGTCCTCGGCACACTGATTGAAAAAAGCGCAACTATTAGCCAAGCGTTCCTGCGCTTGGCTGGCGCATTCGGCATGACGGGCAGCGCGGCGGCTGTCATGGGGCAGGCAGTGGCCGGGGCATTTCTGGCCTTTAAGCTGTTTGAGGACGTGCGGACGCTGGTGAGGGGTGTTACCGACTTCGGCATCGAGGTCGATAACGTGACGGGTGTCAGCGCAAAGGCCCTTGCGGTTATCGACTTTCTGCGGCAGAAGTTTGAGCTACTCAGGCCCATCCTTGTGCTTCTTAAGCCGCTTGTCGAGGCCGTTGGCTTTGCCATCGACAAGTCTATGCGAATGGCCCTCGCACCGATTGCGGCATTCGGATCGGCGTGGAGCGCAGCCGCAGAGGCTATCCGATTGGCAACTGGCCGCAACCTCGAAATGGAAGCGGCCATTAAGGCCAATATCGGCAGGACCGCTGAGGCAACGGCGAACGAGACGCAAGCCATCCTCAAGAAGAAAGAACTAGAGGCGCAACTGAAGCGCATTCGCGCGACCTACGAGGAAGTCGGTGGAGTGGTGGTCGACGTCACCGACAAAAAGAAAAACGCCGTCCAGGTCGTCGACCAACTCGCCAACGCCTTCCAGCGTCTCGGCGTGACGAAC